GGTGTTGCTGCATTACAACAAAATAAAAATGCCATATTAATTGAATTAAATTCAGAATATGTAGAACTAATAAAAAAAAGAACAAAAAACACTCTTAAGACATTATTTTAATAAAAAACCTCAAATAAATATATTATAGAACTTTAGGATTTTAAAAATATGAATGAAGATAATATTTTATTTGAAATACAAAAACAATTAAATAACATGGTACTAGAATACACACAGGGTGGTTTAAAAATTGGTGCAAAATTAGATGTGATAACAGAAATGAAATCACAGCTAGAAAAAGATTCTGATGCAATAGGTTTTTTTAAAAAATATGCAACAAAAAAAGGTAGGGAAACAAGCAAGGGAATTGATAACCGTTTAACTATCTTGGACAACGAATTTGAAGAATTAAAAAAAGGTAAACTATTACAGGAACAATTGATTGAAAGAGCTAAATTACAAAGTGATACATCAGATTTCAGGCAGCTTGATATTGAAACACAAGAAAAACTAATTGCACAACAAGAAACAACTAATGATAAGTTTGAAGATTTCACTCGTTTCATGAAAGATGATTTTACTGATATGATAGCAAAACAGGGAAGTTTTAATCCTGAAGAGTTTATTGATAATTTAAATGCACGGATGGACGAAAGTAAACCTGAAAAAACTGAAAAAAAAGATGTTGATGATTCTGGTTTTTTTGATGCTTTGGTTGGAATGACATTGATGTTTTTACCACAAATTAAAGAAGGTATTAAGTATTTAAAAATGTTTACAACAGGTCTTTCAGAATCGATAAAAAATATGTTAGGTTTAACACAACAAAAAGAAATTTATGATAATGCAAGTAAAGTTATTAACCAAAACTATGATAATTTTATTGATACACAAGATAGATATGCTAAAAAGTTTTTAACAATGGAAAGTGAACTTGATGATTCACAACAAAAAGAATTATTAGAAAAAGCTAAGAAATCACAATTTGAATTAGAAGCTTCTGGTGTTGCTGGAAAACTTGGAATAAGTAAGAGATTTACTGATGAAAATATGATAAAACAAGACATCCAACTTGGTAGTGTTTTCCAAAAAGAATTTAAAAATATAGCACAAAACTTTGAACAGTTTAAAGATAATGATTATGCATATCAAGAATTTATAGATAAAGCATATAAAAGAGCTGAAAAGATATATGATATTGATGATAGAAAAAAGACTGAACAACTTTTTAATGAATATCTGAACGAATTAAAAGAAATAAAAACAGAACAAAAACAACAAACAAAAGAAGAAACAATGAGGCGTGCATTTTATTCAAAAGGTTTTGAGAAAAAATTATCAGAACAAGAAGAAGAAAAGTTAAAAGAATTAACTAAAATAACACAAGAACAATCGAAAGAAAGAAAGGGTATAAGAGAGTTAGAAGAAGAAGGTTACACAAGAGAAGAAGCTATAGATGTATATAGAGATAGAACACAAGTTGATGAACAAATATCAGTTCGTGGGAAAACAGATTTTGGTGATGTATTTAAAACTAAAACACAAGAAAATTCATTAATGAATAAAATGAATAATAATAAGAAAGTAATTGAAAAACAAAATGATACATCAAAGGGAACAAAAAAAGTTGAAGAAATACAGCAAAATAATGTAGTATCAAGTAACCAAACTGTTGTTAATAAATCAAACCCAACTTTTATTGTTGCATCACAAGATAATATAACTGGTTCAAAGGGTGAATCATTTTAATAAATAGTTTATAGATACTAGGGGTTTTAAATGACAACAGTAAATGAAGCAGTTAACAATTTATATGTGGATTTTGATATTGATTTTACTATCAACGATAAAAAAGATATTTCATTAATAACTGGTATAGATTCAATAAATAATTCCCTTAATAATATTATATTTTCAAACTGGGATGAAACACCATTTAACCCAAATTTTGGTAGTGATTTAGGTAACCTAATTGGTGATAATCACAGTAAAGGGATGGTAAAATTTTTAAAAGATAATATAATAGAACAAATTAAAAATAATGAAAATAGAGTTGAAGTAATAAATGTAAAAGTAGAATATCATAAATCAGATTATTTATATTTTATAACAGTGTTTTATAAGTATAAAAACTTAGAATATGATTATTCAGTTTATTTCAAATAATTTTTAAATGAGGTAATAATATGGCTAATGATGTAGCACCATTTTTAATAAAAAAAATAAAATATCTTTTCATTCATTGTACTGCTGAAAGTATGAATCCAAATGCAAGTAATTTTGATGCTGATGTATCACATTGGGATAAATTACATAGAAGTGAAGACTTTAAATTTAGACCCGTTTGTGTAGATGGTAAAAAGATGTATTTTGGATATCATTATTTAATTCATAAAGATGGTACAATCGAAAAAGGTCGACCTGATACGGATGCTGGTCAACAAACATCTGGATTTAATCAATATTCATTGGGTATTGCTATTTCTGGAAATGGCAAAGGGAAATTAAAAAATAACCGTAAAGATTTTTGGGATGCACCAAATGGTGTACATGATGTTGCAACTACACAACAAGTTACAGCATTAAAACAGTTAATTAAAAAGTTAATAGCAGAACACGGGTTATCAATAAATGATGTAAGAGCGCACCATGATTCTTATAAAATGTTGGGTAAAGAAAAGATGAAAAAAACGTGTCCTACTTTCTCTGTTAGAAAATTTATGACAGGTGAATTTTTAACCGGAAACCCTGCTGATGGTGAATATTATGAATATGAATATAATAGTGTTGGAACTAAATAATGAAGATACCTTATAGCTCTGATTTTGAAATAGCAATGCATGTTGTGAAATCTATTTTGAAAAATTTAGTTGAATATGAAACAGATGGTATTTATAAAAATGTTGAAGTTGTTTTAGATAATCAAAGTAAAACAGTTAATGATATTTTATATAACCTTAATAGAACTAAAAAAGGTAACTTTGAATTATCCAGCATATTACCTATTTGTAGTTTGAAATTAACTGAAATATCACCAATACCAGAGTTTAAATTCCAAAAAAACTTGAAAGTTAATAGACAATATACACCTATTATAACAAAATTAAGGTTTAATGGAACTTATTGGTCGGAAAGCTTTAGAACTATATTGAATATATATCAGCAATTAATTACAACTTTCGATATTGATTATAATGTTAATGTTAATTATGAAAATGAAACAGTACAAACACATATAGGAATGCCAACAAAAACTTTGCAACTTAAGGAAGAAATGAGTGAAGATGATATTGTATATCACAAAATTGAATTTGAATTAACTATATCACCAATCTTTGTATATAAACACAAAGCAGATTATAAACAAATCGATATCACAGTTAGATATTTAAATTAGTAATATTCATTCACATCTGTAAATTTAAAAGTAACATCAAAAGAACCTATTTCACCTTCTTCAGTACCAAGAACCAAATCACCAATACTACTAGGATATATTCCTATAAATTCAGTCTCAAATAAAACATCCCTATCTTCATTATTTGCCTTTAAATAATTAATAATGACACCCTGATATGTGCTTGGTAGATTTAGTAGACCAACAACAGTTTTTGAGGGTTTAACAGCATATCTTAACTTGTGCCAATCTTTAAACATTTTAAATATTAATAACTCACTATCACACAAAACATTGATTGTAAAGTTATCAACATCCATTCCAGATTTAACAATATATTGTGCATCACCTGTATATGTAAAATCCACAAATTCTGAAGAAACAGAAGGCAATGATGTATTTTTAAAATATATACTGTTGTCATTTAATTGTGGTAAAATATTAGAATATTTATCTGTTATAAAAGATGGTGCTTCAAGGTAGAATTCCCAGTTAAAATTTATATAAAAATCATTTACTGTGTAGCTATGTTTCATTTCAATACCAAAATAATTATAAATATATTTATTAATAAATAAGGTTTTTAATGAAAACTAAAAAGATAACAACAATATATTACGATAAGTTTAACTTAACACCTTATCTAATTTCAGGAAACTTTCATGAATCTTTAAGTTCTTACTTGTTAAGTGGTAATTTAATTATATCAAAACAGAAAGAATTCCACAAAATGCAACTTGATATAAGAGATATTTTAACAATAAATTTTAAGGCTGATGATGATACAATTGTTGTAAGAAATTTTGTTGTTACTAAAACAGAGATAAGAGAAGCAACACAGCAAAATGATATATATCGACAAGTATATATTATACATTTAATTGATGCTGATGTATTTAGTTTAACTTATCGTTCCAAGTGTGTTTT